AGCGTATTCTGATTGATTCAGAAGCTGCTTTAGCAGTTCGTTTTGGTAAACCAACCAACCACAACGCCGAAACGTTTTTTACCGCCGCCAACTTTCTATCTTACGGTAACAAGCTGTACGTAGTTCGTTCTGCAAATACCACCGATGGTTCAGGTGCTACAGGCGTTCTAACAGCCTTTGCAAACGTTGGTGCTGTATCTTCCAACACCAAGATGATTGTTGCAAGCGATGATTTAATCGACAGTACAACAGTTACAAGCAATTTTGCTGACGAGACTAATGCCCGTTGGACAGCCAGATATCCAGGTGCTTTAGGCAACTCACTAAAGATCTCTGTATGTGATACTTCTAACGCATATTTCTCTAACACATCCGTAACCGGTGGTAATGCTAACCTGTCTGCAAACGGTGAGTTGACTTGTGTGGTTGCAACTAACAATACAACCAACGTTGTAGTTAAGATTGCAAACTCAAGTTCAGGTACTGTATCTTCTGATTGCGTTGCACGTGCCAACACCCTACTTCAACTAATCACATCAGGCGATTTGATTGAGGTTGGTAATAGCACAATTGGTACCCAACTACTTAAAGTTAGTACACTATCTTCTGTATCTACTAACACCACTCACGCATTCTTTACCATTACTGCTGCCTCTAAGTACACCTTAGCTGACTTTGGTAATGAGGCAGTTGCAAACGTCGGTACTGTAGATTCTGGTTACCTTAAGCGTTACTGGGAATATGCGACCAATGTTGATGTTGCCCCAGGTACATCAACATACGTTTCTAACTTTGGTAACACATCAGCAGTTGACGAAGTGCACGTAGTAGTTGCTGATAATGACGGCTCAATTACTGGTGTTCCAGGAACAGTACTAGAAGCATTCAAAGGGCTTTCAAGAGCAACTGATGCAAAATTAGATGACGGTTCTTCAAATCACTACAGAACAGTTATTAATCAGAATTCGAACTATGTGTATCACGTTAACGTAAGAACATCCGGTTATGCTAATACAGCTTCTGCGCTTACCTCTCTATCTAACAATCAACCACAAACCCTGAACTTTGATTTCGGCTCTGATGGTTTACCCGAAGGCAACGTAGCAATTGGTGTACTTCAATCCGGTTACGATAATTTTGCATCTGCTGAAGATGTAGATGTATCTCTTATCCTTCAAGGTAAGGCAAGAGGGGGTACTGCTAATACTCAATTGGCTAACTACATTATTAACAACATCTGTGAGGCAAGAAAGGATTGCGTTGCATTCATTTCTCCACAGCCCTCAGCTGTTGTTCTTAACGCCGGGAGTACCGAGGTAAATGATGTACTTACATTCCGTGATGCATTGACCTCTACTTCATACGCCGTACTTGACTCTGGATACAAGTATCAATACGACAAGTATAATGACGTATATCGCTACATTCCTCTGAACGGTGATATGGCTGGTCTATGTGTACGAACAGATGATGCAAGAGATCCATGGTATTCTCCAGCTGGGTTTAACCGCGGCATTATTAAGAACAGCATCCGTCTGGCATACAATCCAGGTAAGGCCGATCGTGATCAACTGTACAAAAAGGGTGTAAATCCTGTAGTTACATTTCCTGGTCAAGGCACCCTATTATTTGGTGATAAAACATTGCTTGCCCGTCCAAGTGCATTCGATCGCATTAACGTGCGTCGTCTGTTTATTGTTCTAGAAAAAGCAATTGCTACTGCTGCCAAGTTTGCCATCTTTGAATTCAATGATGAGTTTACTCGCGCACAATTCAAGAACTTAGTTGAACCTTTTCTACGTGATGTACAAGGCCGTCGTGGTATTTACGACTTCAGAGTTGTTTGCGATGAAACAAACAATACCGCAGGTGTCGTAGATAGAAATGAGTTCGTAGGTGATATCTATATTAAGCCAGCCAAGTCTATTAACTTTATACAATTAAACTTTGTCGCGGTTAGAACAGGTGTTGAGTTCTCCGAAATCGTTGGACAGTTCTAATAAATAACAAGACAAGGAGAAACAGACATGGCATTTAATGTAAATGAGATTAGAAGTCAACTGACCTTAGGAGGGGCTAGAAATAGCCTTTTCCAGGTAGTGATTCAAAATCCGGTCAACGGTGTTGCAGATATTAAAGTACCATTCATGGTTAAAGCAGCCCAAATACCTGCCTCTACTTTAGGTCTTATCGAAGTACCATACTTCGGTCGTAAGATCAAATTAGCTGGAGACAGATCATTTGGTGACTGGACAGTTACTGTCATTAACGATGAAGACTTTTTAGTACGTAATGCAATGGAACAATGGTCTAATTATATTCAATCGTTCCAGACTAACCTTAGAATATTTGGTTCTGCAAGCCCATCTGCCTATAAAGCACAGGCCCAGGTCACCCAGTTCTCAAAGACTGGTGTTCCTATCAGAACTTATACCTTTAATGGTATCTACCCATCTGAAATTGCACCTATTGAACTCGATTGGAACTCAACCGACACCATCGAGGAATTCACTGTGACCTTCCAATATGACTGGTGGGAAGTTAGTGGTGGTGTAACCGGCAATGCCGGCGGCGCTTAAAGTATGAGGCGGTGAACTTTCACCGCCATTTTTATTGAGGATATATGGCAGAATTATTTGGTTTTGAAATACGCCGTAAGCAAGAAATTGCCCAGCAAACAAACCCCGACATCCAAACCTTTGCACCAGAGGCTAAAGATGACGGGGCTATTGTTGTTGCTGCGGGAGGTGCTTATGGAACGTACGTGGATATGGAAGGCTCTGCTCGTACAGAGGCTGACTTAGTAAACAAGTATAGAGAGATTGCCCAGCACCCGGAGATAGATGCTGCTATTGACGATATCGTTAATGAGGCTATAGTATCTGAGCCTGAAGAAAAGGTGGTACAGATCAATCTAGATGATGTTGATCTATCTAACAGCGTTAAGAAGACTATATTAACAGAGTTTAATGAAATCTTAGGATTGCTTAATTTTGAACAGCAACCCTACGATCTCTTTAGACGTTGGTATGTTGATGGTAGATTGTATTACCATATTGTTATTGATAATTCAAGACCTAATGAAGGCATTCAAGAGCTTAGATATCTTGATCCTCGTAAAGTTAGAAAAGTTAGGGAATTAAAGAAGAAAAAAGACCCTAGGACAGAGGCAACCCTCACCAAGACTAATTCTGAATATTACATTTATAATGAAAAGGGTCTTAATAATACTAAGGCAGGTGCAGCAGCTGCATACGATTCCCAGTCTACAACAGGGTTAAGAATTGCCAAGGATTCAATCATCCATATTACCTCTGGTATCATGGATGTCAATAACTCAGTCGTTCTTTCCTACTTGCACAAGGCCATCAAGCCTTTAAATCAATTAAGAACCCTGGAAGATGCAACCGTCATCTACCGAGTCTCTCGTGCCCCTGAAAGAAGAATATTCTACATTGATGTAGGTAATCTTCCAAAGATGAAGGCCGAGCAGTACTTGAGTGATATCATGACCAAGTTTAAAAATAGACTGGTATATGACTCATCTACAGGTGAAATTAGAGACGATAGAAAGTTTATGACCATGCTTGAGGACTTTTGGTTCCCAAGACGTGAAGGTGGAAGGGGCACAGAGGTTACTACTCTCCCATCAGGTCAAAACCTCGGTGAAATGTCTGATGTAGAGTACTTTCAGAAGAAACTATACAAGTCATTAAACGTACCTGTGTCGCGTCTAGAATCACAGGATAACCCGTTTGATGTAGGTAGATCTACACAGGTGTCCAGGGATGAGGTTAAATTTGCTAAGTTTATAAACAGACTCAGACTTCGTTTCTCCCAGATGTTCTTAAAGTGTCTAGAAAGACAATTAATACTTAAAGGTATTACTACATCATCAGACTGGGAGAAAATTTCCCATAAAATTCGCTTTGACTATGCCAAAGATAATTACTTTGCAGAATTGAAAGAGTCAGAAATTCTTACCGGTAGATTGAACACACTTAACCTGGCCGAGCCTTATGTTGGTAAGTACTTCTCACATACATGGATTCGTAAAAACATCCTTCGTCAATCAGAAGAAGATATTGAACAGATGGATGAGGACATGGAAGAGGAACAGGATGATGAGAGATATAATCCTCCTGTAGACGGACAAGGCAACCCAATGGCGGCTGGTTCAGGTATTCCTAACCCTAACCAACCAAGTCCTGACGGACAATAAATAGAGAATGGAGATTAATTATGTCTGAATATACAGTAGCCGATATGATCGGTAATGTGCTTGAAAAGCAACCTGACCAATTTAAATCAACCTTTAACGATTTAATGGTTGATAAGATTACTGCGGCACTAGAGATTAAGAAGCAGGAAGTAGCACAGAATTATTTTGCTACTTCTGAAGAGGGATCGGAAGATTCAACCCAAGATTTAGAAACAGAAACCGAGGAACAAGATGGCCAAGACTCTGAAACAGATGCTTGAAGTTTACAAGCCTAAAGCAGCCGATGAGCAAAAGTTCGTCGATAAACACGTTGTTGCCAAGCATGCCGACGCTAATGGTAATGC